GACATACCTCTTGAAAAACCCCAGAAATTAGCGGTTATTTAACTGTTCGGGGAGTAGCGCAGCCTGGTAGCGCACTATGTTTACAAGCCATCACACAATTTCACATCATTACTTTTTTTTACTAAAAACCCTTGTTTTCTTTACAAGATTCATTTTATAATTTACTCGTTAATAGGTAAACAATCACATCAATACTGCTGATTTTGGCAAATGGATGGCAAATGGAGGAAAGCATGGCGCAATACCAGACTGATACAAAAGTGAAAGGTCTTAGAATTTATCCAACAGGATATTATGTGTACTATCGGATAGATGGTAGACGAAGAGTTATGAAGTTAGCCAACACAGATATTCTTATTGGTGTTGCAAGAAACAAAGCACAAAAGATACTTGGTGAAGTAGCACAAGGCATTGATCCGTTGGAAGCAAAGAAAGTAGAAGCTGATGCTTATACCTTAAACCAGGCGTTTGAGTTAAAGCTAGAAGACTTGTTTAACAATAATAAGAAGTGCGTAGAGATGAAGGATGGCAAGATAGATGGTGAGCCAAGACGTATGTGGGATAGAGATGTTAAGAATACTTTAGGCAAGATGAAACTAGAGAGCGTTGAGACTGGTGATATAACTAAGCTACATATTGCAGTAAGTAAGAGAGCTAAGTATCAAGCTAATAGAGTGGTGCAATTGATTAGTTCTGTGTTTGAGAACAGCATTAGATTGTCTTTAGTTAAGTATAACCCTGCAAAGTACGTTAAAAAGAACCCTGAGATGCAACGTGATAGGCCATTAACAGATAAAGAGTTTGCTGAAATAAATAAGCAGATCAATATCATAGAGTCACAAACACATGAGCGACACTTAAATTCCATCAAGTATATAAGGCTATGTATCTTAACTGGTGGTAGATGTGTTAGCGAGATTGGTAGTGCTAAGTGGTCTGATCTTGATGGTAATAAATTAGTCTTAGAAGAACATAAGACAGACTACCAGGGTAAGCCAAGAGTAATACATCTAAACAATCAAGCTATGGCAATCATTAACTCTTGCGATAGAAACAGCGAAACAATACTTGGTGTTAAATATCCTTACCATACTTGGAACAAAATTAGAAAAGCTGCTGGATGTCCAGATGTGACGTTCCACGATCTAAGACATAACTTTGGTACTATGGCAGGTGAGCAAATGAAGATTGAAGATGTGAAGACTCTTATGGGACATAAAAGTATTAAGGCTACTGAGCGTTACCGTAAAACTAGAGAGCATATAGCCACCGAAGAAATGCAAAATGTTGGTAACTATATGCAGAAGATAATGATGTCTAATTAAAGTTCTTCGTAGTGTTTAATTAAAGCGTTTAAATACCATTGAGCTTTTTCTAAATCTTGGATGTTTGCGTCTTTGTCTTTGTGTCTGTAAAGATACTTCCAGATGTTACCTTCTAAGTAAGCTGGAAAGTTATTAGAACCAACTCTATCTTTTATCAGATCAATACATTCTATTTTTCCTTGATAGTGCATAGGTCGTTGAACTGGATCATGTTTTTCTTTTTTTACTGTTTCCAATTTATCCCACTCCTCTCTTGTTGCTTTATCTATACTCATTTTTACCTCCTTATTAATGCGTAAATGTTATTGATAAATTTTCTGTAAATTTTTTCTGAAGATTTAATCTGAATAATATTTCTATTATTTCTTGTCAGTTACTTGCTTTATTAAATTTACTTAGAGTAGAATAACATAATCACGAAGTAATAGGTAACAACATGGAAGAAAAAATATTTTTAGATCAGAATGAACTAGCAAAAAGATGGTTACGTTCTCCTAGAACATTAGAGAACTGGAGAACAAAAGGAACTGGCCCAACATATAAAAAGATTGGTGGCAAAGTTTTATATCGTCTTAGCGACATAGAAGAAATAGAAAATAAATCAGACGTATCTGGAGAGTAGTTTGGTCAACGCACGAAACAAAGGGCGTAGAGGTGAGCGCGAAGTCATAGATGAAATTAAAGAACTTTTAGGCATAGAGCTTGAAGTTAATTATGCTCAGACTTTTGGTGGCGGTCACGACCTACTAGGAATGCCAGGTTATGCAATAGAAGTCAAAAGACGTAAAGCAATCACACAATCAGATATTAAAAACTGGTGGGATCAAACAGTCAGACAGGCAAACAAAGTAGATTTATTACCATGTCTTTGGTTCAGACAAGACAGAGCAGATTGGAAGGTAGCGATACCATGTCCATATTCTAGCGAGAAAGATTTTTTTCCAGTTGAAGATATAAACATTGCATCAATCATCAGTCCAGAACTTTGGGCTGCGATAGCAAGAGAGGAGTACAACATTGGCACACGCGATATTATCACCGAGTAGTATAAACAGAATTATAAGATGTCCCGCTTCAGCTAAGATTAATGCTGTGGCAGAACGAAGAGGAAGTATAGCTGCGGCTAGAGGTACTGCGGTTCACGAAATGTGTGAAGCTCTACTTAAAAATAGATTAGATGGTATTACATTAGCTGATTACTATCTTGGTAGAACTGTTGATGTAGATGGTTTTAGTTTTGACATTACTAAAGATGATATTGCTATCGCTGAAATCTATGTTGATTATATTAATCAGCGAACAGAAGAACTTAACGGTAAATTATTAATAGAAGAAAAAGTAAATGCTCCAGAGATTAGTGATGATCTATGGGGAACTGCTGATGCAGTCATCTTAGGTGAAAGCAATAGAATGGTAGTAGCAGATTTAAAGTCTGGTGCTTGGCCTGTAGATGTAGTGATGAATGAGCAGTTAATGACTTACTCACTAGCCTGTCTAACAAGATGGGGAAACGAAGATACTGTCATTGAAATGACAATCATACAACCAAACAAAAGAGCCTTTCATAAAGACGGGCAAATAAGAACTTGGGATATTCAAGCTGTCGATCTTGCAGATTGGGGTTTGAATATTCTGAAACCAGCTTGTGATGAAGCAATGGGTGATGAGCCTAGCTTTAATGCTGGTAATTGGTGCAAATTCTGTTCACATAAAGAAGTTTGCGAAACATATAACAATCCAAAGGAGGATTAATAATGGTAGATAATAAAAAAGAGCAACCTCTTTTAAGTTTCCAAGATAAAGATGGAAACCCAAGAGAGATATTTGAGAAAGACTTAACTGATTTGAATAGACCTATAGTTCAGCAGATTAGTCAAGACCTGGAAGCGAAACAAAAACTTGAACCTGCTTATGTAGAAGCAACTAAAACTGTTCATCACATGGAAAGTGTTAATAGAAATATTCAAAATTCAGTTAGAGAATTAGAAGATGTTTTACCACCTTACAAGAAACCAATTGTAATTGAAGGTGCTGACAAGGTAGGTAAATAATGTCTTTAGATGCAATCTTAACAAAAGCAAAAGCTAAACCGTCAATAACAATTATCTATGGCCCTTCTGGTCTAGGTAAAACAACACTTGCTGTTGGTAGTAAAAATCCAATTGTTCTTCAAACTGAAGAGGGACTAGGTATTCTTACTAAAAATAGAGAAATACCGCATTTTAAATTAGCAAAGGATTACGATACTTTTTTTGGTTATCTTAAATTCTTAGTTGATTCTGATCTTGAGTACAACACATTAGTTATTGACTCATTAGATTGGTTAGAGCCTTTAATACATACAAAAACTTGCGAGGTGCATAAACAAGCCTCCATTGAGTCATTTGGATATGGGCGTGGTTACAACGAAGCACTTAAGTATTGGAGAGAAGTCCTTGACCTAGTTAATACATTAAGAAACGAAAAGAAAATGCGAGTAGTGTTGATTGCTCACAACCAAATCAAAGCGTTTCACGATCCAAGCACAGAGTCTTACGACAGGCATGAGCTAAAGCTACATAAAGCAGCTTCAGCCTTGGTGTTGGAAGCAAGTGATATGTGTTTGTTTTTAAACTACAAAAAGGGAACGGTAAAAGTACAAGGCAATAAAGGATTAACAAGTAAAACTGTTCAGTCTGGAAGAGTCTTAGTTACTACTGAGTCACCTGCTTGTGTAGCTAAAAACAGGTTTGGTTTACCAGAAGAGATA